CCGTGCTGGGTGCCACACTGTCCACGGGTGAGGAGGCGCTGGTCGCCGTCCGGCGGTTCTTGACCACCAGGCGGCGATCGGTCACCCTCGCGGCGGACATCGAGACCCCAGGGCTGGACCGGGCGTTCACGATCAATTGCGTCACCGCCGCCTGGCGGTGGCCGGACTCCGGCAACGTCCAGGCGATCCTGCTCGACCCGGCGCGCAAGTCCGCCGACTACGAGGCCGGGGAGGCGCTGTTCGATCACGCCGACGGGCTGATCTTCCACAATGCCGCCTTTGACATTCCGCCGCTGTTTCACTCCGGCCTGTTCGGCACCGACGAGATTGCCCGCGTGATCGACACGCTGCTCCTGGCCCGTATCGGCATCCCCGACGTGATGATCCCCAAGAAGCTGGAGGCGCTGGCCGTCCGGTTCCTGGGCCTGACCGACTCCAAGGGCGGCATGGAGCGCGCGTTCAAGGCTGCCGGGTACAAGACCCAGACGGCGGGCTATGAGGGGATGGACATCGGCAGCCCGATCTATCGGTTCGGCGCGATGGCCGACACGATCGCCACGCTGGCGCTGGAACCGATCCTCCGCGACGGTGCTCGGGCCTGGCTGACTGACCATCCGTTCGTGAACACCTACTCCGCCGCCCAGACCGCCGACGAGGCGGACGCGCTGATCGAGACCCAGGAGACCGTTCACCACGTCATGCTCCGGCGCTCGGCGCTCGGGCTGGCGGTGGACCGGGCCTACCTCGACCGCTACGCCGAGGAGGTGGACATCGAGCGCAACCTGGCGGTTGCCGAGCTGGCCGTCCACGGGCTGGAGGGCGGGACCGGCAAGGGTGCCAAGCTGGTGGAGTACCTGGCCGAGCGCGGCGAGCTGCCCGAGCCGTGGCCCAGGACGCCGACCCGCAAGCTCCGCGCGACCAAGGCGGACCTGGAGTTCCTGGCCACCGTGAACCCGCTCGCCGCCGCCCAGCGCAAGCTCGCGGTGATCGAGAAGGTGATGGGCTACCTGGAGAAGGTGGACCGCCAGGCCAGCGTCACGGGGCGGTGCCATCCCCAGGTCGGCGTCCTCGGCGCGAGCGCCACGGGGCGCATGTCCTACAGCTCGCCGGAGCTTCAGCAGTTCCCCGCCGAGGCGCGCCCGGTTCTATGCGACGACGGGCAAGGGCTGACCTCGATCGACTGGTCCCAGATCGAGCCGGTGACAATGGCGCTGATGGCCAAGGACCACGCATTCCTGGCACCCTTTGAGGCCGGAGCCGACCTCTACGAGCCGATCATGCGCGCCGCTGGCATCGACCGCCCGACGGCGAAGATCGTCCTCCTGGCCACGATGTACGGCCAGGGCACGCCCAAGCTGGCGGCGACGATCGGCCACACCGAGGAGAGCGCCGCCCAGATCAAACGGCAGATGTTCCTGGCCATGAAGCGATGCGAGCGCTGGATGGCCAAGGTCCAGGAGGTCGCGTGGGCCTCGGGCCGGACGATCACCGTCGGCGGGCGCATCCTGCCGGTGGACGAGGGTGGCGTGTTCAAGGCGGTGAACTACACCGTCCAGGGGTCGGCCTACGACGTGCTGGCCCACACGATCGTCACGATGGAGCGCGAGGGCCTGGGCGCTCACCTCCAGCTGGCGATGCATGACGAGGTGGTCGTGGACACCGCCGTGGCCGAGGAGGTCCAGCGGATCATGGTCACACCGCCTCCCTTCTTGACGGCGTGGGCGGAGCGCGAACCAGTGCTCCGCACCGACCGCGCCGACATGGGTCACGCCTGGGCGAAGGTCTGATCTAGTGGCCGACGCGCCAGGACACCACAACATCTAGGGGCGGTTATTCCGTTGCCGCCCAAGGGTTTAGGCTCACCAGTCTGGACTCCCACAACCACCAGAAGGACACCGATGTCAGACACGTTCCAGGGGTTCTCGTTCCCCAAGCCCGAGGGCACTACGCCCGCCGCCGCCGAGGTCCCCGAGGACGTTGCCGACGGGCCGGTCCGCCATGACGACCCGCGCCCCGGCGCTGCCCAGGGCCGGGCGATCGCCGAGGCCGAGGAGCGCCGCGTCCGCGCCGAGGCCATCGAGGAGGGCTGGCCCGGCGCGCCGCTCGGCGATGCCGCCGGGGACTGCCTTTGCCCTGACATGGCCACGCTGAACCCCGACTGCCCGCAGCACGGGACCAAGCCGCTGCCCGGCGTCGGCCCGCTGGAGGAGGCCCTTCGCGCCGCCGAGGGCTGGACCGGCGAGAACCCGCAGCTCTACGCCGACCCGATGCCGATCGAGGACGCCAGCAAGTACACCCGTGGCGGCAAGGTCCCGATCGTGGCCGACCATCCGAACGCCGACACGCCCACCAACGTGTTCGCCGCCACCGTCGCGCGCGAGGCGGTGGACCTGTTCACCGGCCCTCGGGTCAACGACTACGGGGACGCCACCGACAACTTCCAGGACATCGCCGACCTGTGGAGCGTCGTGCTCCGCCCGCTGCTGAAGCCCGGCGCGCGCATCACCGCCGAGCAGGCGGCGCTCTGCCAGGCCCAGATCAAGATTGCCCGGCTGAACAACACGCCGGACCACGACGACAGCTGGGTGGACGCCACCGCCTACCTGGCTCTCGGCGGCGGTATCAACCGACGACGCCGCGCCTAACCGACCCACCGACCCCACAACCGACAGGACACCCATGCTTGGCTCCGCCCCGCTGGAAGCCGTTCTAGGCTCCGGCATCGACAACACCGACCACGAAGCTGTCCGCGCGTTCATCCGCCAGGCTGCCGACCTCGGTCTGAACCTGCTGTTCATCTATCCCGGCTCCAAGGTGCCCGCCGACATGCGGACGGTCCGCCAGAAGAAGGCCGAGGACAAGGCCACCCAGGAGGCGGCGCGCGAGGCCGGTCGCCGCGACTGGGCCTCGCTGAAGTCGCCCGCCGGGCTGGCGCTGGCCACCTCGGAGAAGCCGGTCCTGGAGCGGTACCTGAAGCGCTACATCGAGGTCTACTCGACCTGGCACGACGCCGAGGGGAACGAGGTCGGCTGGACCAAGAAGGCAGCCGACGAGGGCAGCATCACGATGGCCACGCCCGCCGCCGTGAACCTCGCGGTGGAGGTCGGCGGCTCCGGCGTCGTGGTGATCGACTGCGATACCAAGGCCCAGATGGAGCGCTGGTTCGACGCCGCCGACCTGGACGATCCCGAGGACTGGCCCGCCCCGACGGTCGTCACGCCCGGCCACATGGGCGAGGGCGCGGACCCCGAGGACCCGAGCACCTGGAGCCACGCCGACGGCGGTCACTTCTGGTTCACCGTCCCCGATGAACTGATGCCCGTGCTGCCGCGCCACGTCGGCGCGATGACCTGGGGCGGGGACAACGGGTTCGCCGTGCTCTGGGATCGCCGCTATGTGCTGATCCCGCCCTCGACCAGGCCGGAGGGTAGCTACGAGCAGCTGGGCCACGTCTACGAGCTGCCCGACTGGCTGGCCGAGAAGATCATCGAGGCGGGCACCGCCCGCGCCCGGCGCGCCTTCGCCAACGATGGGAAGGCCGAGACCGAGAACAAGGAGCTGGCCGACCAGGTAGACGCCTGGGCGGCGAACGTCACCTGGGCCTCGCTGCTGGAGCCGCTGGGCTGGACCCAGCACCCGAGGACCGACAACTGTGGTTGCACCGTCTGGACCGCGCCCGGCGACCACGCCTCGCCCAAGTCGGCCACCGCCCACGACACGGGTTGCTCCTCGGGGCGCTACACCGAGGTGAACGCGCCGCTGCATCTGTGGACCGACCACGACGCGCCGCCCTTCACCGACGGCATGGACGCCGAGACCTGGAGGCCGACGTTCTCCAAGCTCCAGGCGGTCGCGCTGATCAGCTACGGCGGCAACATCGCCAAGGCGATGGACGACATGGGCCTGATGCCGGACCTGGCCGTCGAGCCGGGCCTGGACCCCAAGGGTCCCGACGCCGATCTGGACAAGACCGGGGATGGTGACTTCCAGCTCCCGACCGACGTCCAGGTGACGATTACCGACGGGGAGCAGGACTTCTGCCAGGTCTGTGG